AGGAAGCCATTCGTTCCCTCAACAAAGTTGAGCCTGGACTGCGCAAGCAGTTTGTTCAAGACGCAACCCGCATTGCCCAACCCGCAATCACCGAAGTTCAACGTGGCTACACGCAAGTTCCCCTTTCTGGCATGGCTCGCAAATGGCAACAGAACAACAAAAAGATATTTCCGTTTTCTGTGGCTCGCGCAATCTCTGGCGTCAAGTTAAAGGTGGATGCATCTCGAGAAGCCGTGTCTCTCATTTACATCACACAGACAAACGTCGCAGCTGCAGTTTTTGAAGCAGCAGGGCGCACAAACCAAAACCGACTCGGCGATTCACTTGGGCAACTACGCCCAGGCACCACTCGAATTCTCGGGCCTGCCGTCTACCGCAAGCGCGGAGAGATTGAGCGTGAGATGCTGAAAGCGTCAATGAACGCAATACGACTCGTTCAGAAAGAACTCGACTAATGGCTTTAGCAATCCCCATCATCACAGAATTTGACGGCAAGGGAATTAAGTCCGCCCTCAACGAATTCAAAAACTTAGAGACAGGCACCGAGAAGGTCGGCTTTGCTGCACAACAAGCAGCCAAAGTCGCCATGATTGGATTTGCAGCCCTAGGAGCAAGCGCAGCAGCTGCGGGAGCAGTCCTATTTAAAGCAGCACAAGCAGCAGCCCAAGACCAGGCAGCACAAGTTGAACTTGCCAACTCCATTAAGGCAACCACGACAGCATCTGACTTGCAGATCAAAGGCGTTGAGGAATTTATTGACAAGACTCAACGGGCTACTGGAGTTGCCGACGACAATCTTCGTCCGGCACTCGGTCGCCTCGTAAGGGCAACAGGAGACGTCACAAAGGCTCAAGACCTACTCAACCTCAGCCTTGATTTAAGCGCGTCAACAGGCAAGAGCGTTGAATCGGTGGCTAACGCGCTTTCAAAGGCTCAGGAAGGCTCCTATGGGGCTCTCGCCAAACTTGGCGTCGGATATGACGCTGCAACATTGAAGGCAGCAGGATTTGAAAAAGTCCAGGGCATGCTCGAGGAGCGTTTCGCAGGTTCCGCAGCCGAAAAAGCCAAGACCTACGAGGGAGTAATGGCGCGCCTCAAGATCACACTCGGCGAACTTCAAGAGTCAATCGGCTACAAGGTTCTACCAATCTTGACCAGTCTCGGAGATTCCGCAGTTCGGATATCTGAAGCCTTCGGTCTCAAAGGTGCTGCAGGAGGCGTCAAACAACTCAGCGCAGAAATTGTCAACCTCGGCACAACTAGCGACGGCATGATTAACACATTCGGCAAGATTTACAACTCAATTGCTGGCTTCGTCAATGGCGTCATGAACGCGCTTGCCATCCCATTAGCTGCAATTCATTTCCTGCGTACTGGTGATCTTGGAAACTACAAAGTCAAAGGTCTTCCAACGTTTGAGCAGTTAATGGCTGCCAACCCAACAACAACTCGTCCAGTCACTACACAGCAAGCCGAATCCATGTTCGGCGGATCAGCAATCTCTGGCGCAGCTGGTAGTTCCCCCGCATCTATCCCCGCCCTGCCACCTAAAGCAGTCAAAGCGGCACCAGAAGTATTTGACAACACGTCAGGAAACGCAGGCGGATTCGAAACCGCAGGAATAGGCGGAATACAAGGCTTGACAATCAACCTTGACGCAGGACTTATCTCATCCCCCGCAACGATTGGCCAAGACATCATCGACGCCATACTTGCAGCGCAACGCAACTCAGGCGTCGTCTTTGCACCGGCGGCAACTTTCTAATGACAGTCCCCACATACCAAGTCCTCGTCGGTTTTCAGACGACCACAGGGTTTGGTACCGCGTTCCAATTGAACGATTCGTTTTATGGCGTACTGGATACCGCAGGACGCGGAACTCTTGGAGGAGTCGCATACGCCGACCTCACGTCAATTGTTTTGTCGGTCAATATCCGTCGCGGACGCAACCGTCAACTAGATCAGTTCAACGCGGGAACCGCACAAGTCGTATTTGACAACAACTCAAGAATCCTTGACCCGCTGAATACGTCCTCAATTTATTACCCATATGTCTTGCCTCGTTCGCCAATCGTCATTTATGCCAACGGCACGCCTATCTACACAGGCTTTGTCGAGGACTGGAACCTTGACTATCAAAACGCCAACCAAGACAGAATGGTTGCCCGATGCGTTGACGCTTTCGGAACTTTGGCAAATCAGCAACTCAACGCTTTTACGCCGTCAACACAGACTTCAGGATTGCGCATAGACGCCGTTCTAGACCGCCCAGAAATCAACTATCAAGGCTCAAGGTCTATTGGTACAGGGTCATCAACTTTAGGGGCTTACGCGGTCACTCAAGATACAAACGTCCTCAACTATCTTCAACAAGTCAACACATCTGAACAGGGATTCCTTTTTACAGCTGCAGATGGAAGTCTCACTTTCAAAGGCAGGACAAGCGTGTTAAACCCTGTCTCGGGGGCGTCTTTTACTAGCAACGGCACAGGCATCCCATACATGACTTTAATTTCGCAGTACGGGAGCGAATTGCTTTACAACTACATTGTGACTCAATCCCCGGCAGGAGCCGCGCAAACATCATCAGACGCAAACTCCATTGCTCTTTATCAAGCGCAAAACTACAACGTCCTGAACTTGCTTAACTCGTCAACAACAGAGGTTGCAGGTCTCGGCGCGTACCTTCTAGGCAAATACCGCAACCCAGTCGTTCGTTTTACTGGAATCTCGTGCGAACTTGCAGCTCTTACTTCCGCACAATGGCAGACAATCTTTGCCATTGATCTCACTTCAATAATTACGGTGCAAAAAGATTACGCCACAGGTACGCCAACATCGGAAACACAAACACTAATCACATCAGGAATTGAACATCGAATTGTTCCAGGCTCACACCTTGTCAGCCTTACAATGGAATCAGTCGATCAGAACCAATACTTAACCCTCAACGACAGCATCTTCGGAACGCTTGACAACAACCTTCTAAGTTTCTAAAAGGAGACACAACATGGCAATTTCACCAAACGACATTTTCACATCGGGGCAGATATTAACCGCTCAGGAATGTAACCAATTCCCTTTCGGAATTATGGCTTTAACTACAACCACCACAAACACAATTACAAGTGAAATTTTAACTGGCTTAAATACTTCTTTCACAGCACTTGCAAATCGTAACTACAAAGTGTCAGTCACTGTTCATTCATCAGGCGCTACCGCTGGTGACAGAGTTATTTGCGCAATCAAAGTTGATGGAAGTGAAATTCAACGATTCGCAGACTGGGTAATCCCAACCAACACCACTTACCGACAGCCGTTTATGGGTTCATACATTTGGTCACCATCAGCAGGCGTAAGAGCCGTAACTATTAGTTGGGCTAAAATTGTTGGCAACATTGTTCCTGATGCTTCAGTTGGTGTTTATCACCAGTTAGTAATTGAAGACGTCGGGCCTGCATAATGCGAAATAGCTTAATTCTATTGGTGTTTTTAGGGTCGCTGACCGCTTGCTCTGATCGTGTACGCCATAACTGTGAAACGACAAATACAACAGACAAATCGTTTATAGAAAGCAAATGCGAATGAAACCAGAAAACAGATTGACTAACGAAGAAATCAAAGCACGACTCATCCTTGTCGTCGGCATATGCCTCTCACTCAGTTTTGTATTTTCAATCTTGGCTCTGCTTTTCGGATTGCTATTTGTCGTACAACCTACGGAGCAAGCCCCAAACGACTCCGAAGCTTGGGCAATCCTTTCCCCGATGCTCATGACTCTCGCTGGTGGACTCATTGGTCTTCTCGCTGGTAACGGCCTTAAAGACAAACCAAAAGACCCGCCAGTATGAGCAACCGCCCATACCCGTATTACCCATCTTGGGACGGAAAGAAAACACAACCCGTCACGGCAAAACTCGTTGAACTAATGGGCAAAAGATGGTCAACAAAATCATTGGGGACGTATGTCAATCGCCCGATGCGATCAGGGGCAGGACTGTCCGTTCATGCCACCGGATACGCAGCTGATATTCAATACAAAGACGAAGCCCAAGCCCGAATCATTTGGGACTGGTTCCTCGCCAACTCAAAAGCCCTTGGACTATGCGAACTCCACTGGTACGCCTACGGCGAATACGGCGCGGGCTACCGATGCTCTCGAGGAGAAGGCAAAACAGGCGTCAAGATTTATACCGCCGACGACAACGCAGGCTCCTATCAGGGCAACCCGAACTGGCTCCATTTTGAGATGGCAAACCAAACCGCAGAAGCATTTGAAGCCGCATGGCGGGCATTGCCCAAGCCTTAAATCGCCCGAGGATGTCATTCTCCTCGTGCTAGACCTCGGGACTAACTGTGTTTCCCTCATTGGTTCCGAGGTCGAATCCGCCACCTAGACCCGCGCTTGTGTTACAACATCCAGACACGAACAGCGAAGGGAAACCGCTATGACCGATACACAATTCATTTACAGTTTCATAATGGGATGGGTCAGTTGCTGGCTCTTCCTCAAAATGATGGCAAACAGGTAATGCTTCCAACGTGGGGCTATATGCCGTTATGGTCTAAGGACAAACTAACCCTCGTCCAAATCTTCACGGATTCGGCAACAGAAGAGATCGTCAAAGTCACAGTCGCCACAAGGCGCGCTCCCTGGATGACCTTCGCTTCGATTACAGAAGTAGAACAGGTTGATTAAGAGAATCATGGCAATAGCCCTTATCACCGCCACATTCACCGCAACCCCCGCATCAGCAGCTGCGCAATCCTGCCCTCAATGGGAACCGCTCCTCCGCAAGCATTTTCCCGCAAAGGTCGTGCCAACGCTTTCGAGGATTATGTACCGCGAATCTCGCTGCACTCCTCGAGCCGTGTCGCCAGTCCGCAAAAGCACCGGACGCCCCGATGTCGGTCTTATGCAGATTCAAGGCTCTTGGGCAACTGTGACACGGGCAGTCTGTAAGAAGCAAGATGTCATCCGCGCATTACAGGATCCGTCGTGTAATGTCAGGGTCGCGCGGTACCTCTACGACAATGGTGGTATCGGGCATTGGAGAGCGACTTCAGGGTCGTAACGAAAGATGAGGGAAACATCATGGAATTAACAACCGACGAAATCATTGCGCGTCTAATGAATCTGTCAGTCAAACTTGACGCAGATATGCGCTTCGAAGAAGGTGCCACAGTCAGTCAGGCAATCGCCCTGATCATGACTATGCGCAACGCAGCAGAACGGATGCGTCATCCGAGCATGAGTTACAACGACGAAATGAAAGCAATCATTGAATGGATTGTTGAACCAAAATGAGCATTGAAGACTACGAACCAGTTGCCTCCCGTCTTGCTCGCTTCTGGGAAAAACATCCCGAAGGTCGAGTCATCACAAAACTTCTCACATTTGAAGGTGATCGCGTCATTGTCCAGGCCGACATCTATGTTGACCGTGAAGACGACCGTCCTGTTGCTACCGACTTTGCCGAAGAGCTGCGCGGGTCGAACAACGTGAACAAAACGAGTCATATTGAGAATGCCTGTACGAGTGCCATTGGTCGAGCCTTAGCAGATTGCGACTTTGCCTCCTCAACTGACTGGACGAAACGCCCCTCAAGGGAGGAAATGTCAAAGGTGGAGCGCATGACCTCACGACCCACAGAAGGCGGAAACGTCACCGAGCCATCCAACCTTGCGTCAGACAAGCAACTCAACATGATCCGCGCCGTTTGCAAATCCATCGGGCGCACAGTTCCGGCAGGAATACAGGGCTGGACAAAACGCGAAGCGTCGCAGTACATCGACACAATTAAGAGCGCACCTGCACCGGAACACGAGCCAGAGGAGGCGTTCTAATGGCTGATGACATTGTGACCCGCCTAAATACGGAAGAAATGACCAGAGCGTTTTACAAAGCATTCCCTAGAGTGGTGACCCTTGAAGATGCTATGAGGCAAGCCCTTGAAGCATCCGACGAGATTGAAATTTTGCGGGATAAATGCAAACATCTCGAGGCAGAACTTGCCCGCCTGGAAAGGCTAAGCAATGGTTGAGTTCATAACGCTCATCATCATGTGCATCAGCCTCTTCATGTGCGGATTCCTCTTGGGAAAAGACTCCCGATGACCGTCTCAGAAAAAATATTTCAAGACCAGATTATCAAATTGGCCAGGATGCAGCAGTGGCTTGTCTTCCATGCCTCACCATCATCGCCCCGTCCAGGTGTTTGGCGCTCAGACGGCAACGGCTTCCCCGACCTAGTACTTGTCTCAACATCTGTGCCATCTCGAGGAGTCATCTTCTGCGAACTCAAAACCGCTGAAGGCAAACTGTCAGCCGAACAAGAAAAGTATGCGCGGTGCCTCATCAACGCAGGAATCGAATACCACCTCTGGCGACCTCGAGATATTGACGCAATCGCTGCACGACTAGGACGGCAGGCAAAAATTCAATGAGGCAACTAGTCAGGGTAAGACTCAACGACGACGAGATGCGCATGGCCTGCTATGCAGGCGTAGAACGCCGTCTAAGGGCAATCAAACTAGACAGGCGACCAAACCAACCCGAACGCAAATACCACGAACAGAATTGGTTCCAGTCAGACATCTCAGGAGCCATCGCAGAATGCGCCGTGTCCAAACTCTTCGGGCTCCAATGGGAAGACCTCACCGAAGACAAGAACGGCTTCGACGTACTCAACTACCAAGTCCGCTCAACCGAAAACCCAGACACCACCTTGAAAGTCCGCCGACGCGACAACCCCGACCACAACTTTATCTTCACCAAAGTCAGAGACAACCGAGTACTCATTGAAGGATGGATCACAGGTCGTGAAGTCATTGAGTACGACGATGAGATATTCCCCGACTGCTTCACCATTAAGAACTACCGCCTCTACCCAATCACCGACCTGCCAGAGTTTCCGCAGCTGCTACCCGACGGTGTTGAAATGTTCAAACCCCCCGCCAAACGATTAGGAACTATCGGATGATTGTCGTCGCCTGGTACATCCTCCTGATAAGTATCGGCATAGCAATCCTCCAGGGGATACGCAAGGACTAACATGCCAACACAATCTAGAGACGCAGGCCGACATCATCAGTTGCAGATGGTTCGCA